TTTCCCTTTTAATACGGACAAGGATTTAAGGATCACAACATCATCTCGGGCGTAGGTTTTGAATTTGCTTATACACTCTTCGTGCGATCCATGTTTTCCTACAACAAAAGGATTGCCAAATATAGATGGCCTTCCTATATAGATGTCATACGGGTCCTTCTTGCAGTGCACCACAATAGTCTTCACATAGTCACCTTTTGTCTATAGGAAATTGAATGTGATCAAATTTATTTTCATCATAAAACATCCTGTTTGATGGGTTGCCAACTATCCCTCTTTTTATTGATCCACATTTGGCCCATAAAGGAATTTTTGAAATTGGAAACAACCATTCGAGGATTTTTTGAATCATAATGTTTGTATCTCCTTATAAATTTTTAGCACCCTATCTGCTTGCTCCAATCCTCTCGGATGATCTATCCTTCCATATCCTTTGTAAAGGCAAATTGCTTGCCGGACATTTCCATTGGTCATAGCGAGTTTCTCCCTCATAATCCTTGCGCCAATTAGGAAATTCTCGGATGGCTCATACAATGCGTAAGGTATCTGCGTGTAACCTTTGTATTGTTTTGAAGAGATGGCATATTTCTTAAAATTAGACTCTGTCTGGGCCAGGGCAATCATAAACTCTGGAGAGAGTTTATGGTGCAGAGACGCAAGTCTTACTCCTCTGGCAATATCCTTGATTTCTTTGTTGGGTACACCAACGTGTGCGAGACATTGTTCGATTCTTGTATCTGATTGAACAAAAGCAACCGGAATCAATATCCTACTTGTTTGATGAAGAGCTATAACACTTAGCAATATCAACATTGTCACAATTACCGTTTTCATATTTACCTCCTAATTATAATCTTTCATTTACATTGTATGGGCGACCATCAATGATCATTCCTTTTAATGTTTTCGCCCGCCACTTCTCATACTCGAAGACTTGATAGCTTACAAAAGAGCCAACAGCAATTCCGAGTAGAAAAACTACCAACAGAATAAATGATATTCGATGTAGTTTTTCAAGCACCTTTTGTATCCATGTCCAAACTATGATATGTATATTGTTCATACAAAACCTCCCTACTGATTTTTACAAACTTTGTCATATACTAGCATCGCCAATTTGGCGTCGTATTTTGCTGTATGCGTGAAATTTTCATCCACTTCAATGCCAAGTTGTTTTGCAACAGTAATCAATTTGAAATTTGGCATACTGGCCCTTTCATTCTTGAGATACTCCATGGCCAGTGTTTGAACTTCAACTGGAGGGTGCCAGAACCAGCTGCCGTAATATTCATCTCCATTTGATTCAAACCAGCGACGCAAAAATTTACTGTCAAATTCTGCACCGAAGTTGATGAAAAATAGTTTGTCTCTTTTATCAAATTTATCAACAAATTGAGACAGTATTTCAACAAATTGTTGATATATTTCATAAGGGTCTGGATACGATGCAATGTTTGCAGATATAATTTTTGCTTCTACAAACGCGCCTGGATCAATTTCGTCTTCTGCAAAGATGTCACAGTTGAACTCAAATTCATGAGTCTGCTGTTTACACCTGATAACACCACCAATCTGGTATATCCCATGTTTTAGTGGATCGGGACCGGTTGTCTCGAGATCGAGAAATATTTGCTTAGTCATCTTCTTTAAACCTCATGATTGTATATCCATCTTCTGTTTCTTCGAAGTAAGTCAGATTACAACCAAGTTTGTGCATTTTCTTGATGATTCTCCAAACGACTTGATACCCAACCAATTTTTTTCTTTTTCCTACTCTCATTTTTGCGTTTGGTTTGACGGTAATAATCGTCATTGTCTTCTAAACCTTTCTGGATAATAGGTTTTCAAAAATCCTTCCAATGTATACTGCCTGTCCATTTTGGCGATTTCAGAGTCTGATTCCATAACTTGACCATTTATTACGGTCAAAGGTATTCCTTCTTTATTCAAAGCCTGAGCATGCCATTGTGCTGATCCTGGATTGGATCCTACAATTATTATATTACCTCCCGATTTTAATGACGCATATACTGCGTTTGGTACACAGTCGTAGGGGGTATTATACTTCTGCAACCCTGTACAACCTATTGTCAAACTTATTAAAAATGCTATGACTATCCTCTTCATTGTGTATTACCTTTGACTCTTTTGGTTAATGTGACTTTTGACTCTCGTCCATTATGTTCAACAAGATATGCCCTGTCTGCAACATCGATAAGTTCTGATTCATGAGTAATTATTATAAGTTGCAAATGCAGTTTGCGAGATATTTCTTTGAGCATTTGTCCAAACAATGTGACTAGTTGCCCAAGTTTTTCCCTGGCTCATCAAGGATGAATACATTCCTGCTTCTTGGTTTCTCCATTGTCCAAAGGACCACCCTGAGTGCAAACGAGCAGATGTCAACAATGCCGCCGCCTAGTTCATTCTCTGGATCGTCGTAATATTCTTTTTCGTTTCCAACCACTTCATAGATAAGTGGCTTGCACTCCATTTTGTCGCGCTTGCGTTCAAACACCAATTCAAAGCCTAATGGCCTGTCATATACAGACTTGATTGCCATTGTAACAAGAGACTCAATCTTGTTCTTGAATCTTTCCTGTGTGCTTTTCTGTATTTCTGTTATGACCCACTGGGCCCTGGCAAGATCGTCAACGACTGCAAGTTTGGAATCAATCAGACTTGTTTTATCGTTCAAGTCTGTTTGTAAAAACTCGCGCCTGTTTGATAATTTATGATATCGCTCAAGAATTTTTTCCATTTCAATACCCGTAAGACAACAAAGCTTCTTCCACGGTTTTGGTCAGAGTTTCTTTCTCTGTTTTCTTCTCGGCAATTTCTTTTTCGAGGGCATCAAACTGATCATATGCTTCATCGACAGTTTTGACATTCATTTCCCGCTTGAGATCTTCGATTGTGGCAGACAGTTCCCCTTCTTTTTTCGCGATGTCGCGCTTGACGCGCTCCATCTTGGCCCTTATTTCAGATAACTCCATTGCAAACCTCCGTTAACAACTCAATAACACCTTTTGATAATTGGTTTGATTTCATAAACGACATCAAATTTACTCGAAAGTCTTCGTCCTCGACTTCTGATTTCTCGATTGATGATACAAACTCATTCAGTGCAGACTCTGCTGATTCTGCATATTCAATATGTGTCCTCGACAGTACTTCTTCGGCGGGCCTATGAGGAACTTCAACAAACTCTGGTGCAGATACAGACTCTGTATTGAATGTGTAGAATCCAGGTTTGTGGGTGAAATTATAGATCGATGCCTCTTTCCTGAGCAACGGCCCCGAATTGCAAATATATCCGCCCTTGTCACCTATACAGAACTTTTGATGAATGTCTCCGCAAACAATAAGGTCAAAATCGTGTTGTTGTAAAAACTTCGTTGCATCAAGGTAATCTTGTCCGGACCAAAGGGCTTTGTCTGTTATGCCGGCATGTATTACAAGAATGTTGAATTTGTTTTTGTCTCGTATTTCAGGGACATCTTGTCCGTATGAACAACCATAGAAGAAAACAGGTTCTTTTGATATCTGTAATGGTTGTTCATTAAGTGTTGTTACGAGTCTGGCTTTTGCCAATACACCCAGATTCGTTTTGTCTTTTGATAGCTCGGAGTACATATAGACGTCGTGCTGGCCCCAACAAAGGAAAATAGGAACATTATAATCTTTCAATAACGATGTAATGATGGGCAACAAATGCCAACTTCTTGGTTTGTCAAACATGTCTCCGGCAATGACAATTGTCGAATTGTTCTTCTTTGCATAATCAAGAACAAATATGAACTTTTGAAGTTGCGTTGCATGCGCATCGTCGGTTCTTGCGGCGGGTTTGTCCCAGAGTAAGTGCGTGTCTGACATTAATATTAGATTCATTTGACCTCTTTCACCATTTTCTCGACTACCGGACAAGCTTGTAGAAACACCGGGCATTCAGTTGTGTTCTTAAGTGCATCAATATATTCTTCATGATGCTTATTATAAAGGATGTTTTCTTCTTCAATAGACTTATTCAATAGATTGATTCTGTTTAAGTATGATGATAGCTGATTGATCTCTGCATCTTGTTCGGCAAATTCTTCCAATGCCACAAGGTTTGCACCAATGACTTTCAGGTCGTCTATTGCGTCATTAATTAATTCGATGCGGGCAAGGAACTTATCGAGCTTGTTTCTTTTTTCTTCGACAATCAGCATTTTTTCCAGTGTTTGAACATTAACCAGGACAAATTGCAGGCTTGTTATATATGCTTCTATAGTTCTATTCTTACTGATTAAATCTAAGCGCAAAGAAATTGTAGAAATGCGTTGTTCAAGAGATATCAACGCCTGAATATTTTGCTCAATTTTCAGGGCTGGTTTGATCTTCTCGAGCTCGTCGGAAACCCCCTCTATTCTTGTCAAGAGCTCGTCGAGTCTATTTTTCTTCAACTCCATATTGTTGGTTATACTCGTAAGTTCTTGCAATGCCGAAACTTTTGTAGCAAGGCTTTCAATACCCTCATATTTGACAAGCTCGCCCTCTATTTCTTTTGCTTGGCCTTCCAGAACAAGCACTTCGTTCTTGGCTTTGTTTTCTCTTCTTTTGAGTTCTGAAACCCAAGAATCAACCTTTTCAAGTTTGGTAACCCTGTTGATTTCTTTTGCAAACTCTCCAGAACTTGACAGAATAAGAAATGGTTGATCAAATTGTTTCTGGATGTTCAACTCTGAAATGTTGAAAAGCTGTCGGATTTCATCCGGGACATCTCTTGCTACGCCGGTAAATTTGTCATTGTTATATTCGTATGTCGTGCTTTCCAGCTCTTTGCTTTTGTCTTTTTTCCTTTTCACAGACTTCTTAACTACAACCGGAGGCGAGTTTGCCACTTTGAGAGAAATTTCTGTCTCCCCTTTGTCTGGTGCAAAATGACTAAAAAATTTTGCGCCGGAGGGCCGATTGTATGCAATCAAATTGATTGCTCGAATGATTGCAGTTTTGCCCTTCAAACTTTGTCCAAACATAACATTGATTCCCGGATCAAATTCTATTGTGGTGTTGCGATGAGACTGGAAGTTCTTTATGGCTAATCTCTCAAACAATTTTCAACTCCTTGGCATAGTAAAGAAATGACGCTTCTGCCATTTCCCAATTCCATGGCTCAATGTGGTGATGATATGGCTCTTGTTGTAACTCCCAATCTTGCGGGTTGCCCATCAAATCTCTCGCCTCAGTTGCCAACATAATTTGATCTGCTATTTTGACCTCTTCTTGATTATAAACTACAAGACCAAATTTCTTGAAGATAATATTTAGTAGATTGGTTTCTATTTCATGAAATCCATTAAGTCTTTGTTTGATAGGTGTTGGCATGTCTGGCAAGTAGGCCTCTGCCGCATCATGCAGAAGCTTTGCAGATTGATTCCCAGGCAAATTCCATAAACACATTCTGACACAATGCTCAGCAACTGAATAAAATGTTGATGTATGCCCATTGTAACGACATTTCATTGCCAAACCATGGGCAATATCAAGAATGTCGATGTCCTCTTCCTTAGGATCAAAGACATCTATAATCCTACCAGTATATGTTTGTATATAAGGGCTCATTTTGCCGTCCTTTGTTGATGAACTAGGCGGACAACTTCCGGCCTAAGCCAATTAAAGAAATCTGTATGTCGGTATAGTATTCGGACATCATCTCCTTCTGTAAGTATCAATCGACGACATAATAAGACGCCGGATAAATCTGCAATGTCTCGCATTGTTTCTACCTCAACACACACTACGGGTAGTTTGTAGTCTCTTTTAAAGATCAAAAGAGGAATCCTTCCACTAAGATCTGCGTCTGTTTTACATTGATTCCAGAATTGGATAATTTCAAGATTTTCATCCTTTACGTTGCGATCAATAACATCTAACAAATCCCATGGTGTATTACGAACAGTCAGGGGAATTGGTTCTTTGCCATTAGCAATGCGTTTGGCATTTATTGCATCATTCTCTTTTTTAGCTCGTTTAGCATTGAAGTATGAGTATCCAGACTTTAGTTCGACATTAAACGTCTCGATGAATGGCAGGCCAATTGTATGTGCTACGCAAATGTCTCCCAACTGTCTTTCTGCATTTGGAGTCTTGGATGTTACCTTAACGCGGTTCCGCCAGAATACGTCATCTCGTTCCCCTTCTGTCCACCAAAGAGAGAGGAACCGTGCCTCGTCCCTCTCGAATCCCGACCCTTTCTCGTTTGCCATTTACAGTCCCCACATTCTTCTGTATTCAAGTTCTTGTTCAACAAGATCAAATAGTTCTGAATATTCTTCCTCAAAAAAATCTTGCTCCGACAACCATTCTAGATAGGATGTAGCAATGTCACAAATCAACTTCCCTTTATGCTTGCCAAATGGTATTGGCTTATCTTCATATGACCTACTCATTGTGCCCTTCCTGGAATTAGTTGGAAAGCTTTTCGCCAACGTGAAAAACTTTGTTCCGACAAAAATGAATTGAAACCATATCGCTTAAATACATCCATAAAGTTGAGCGAATAGAATTTCTCTCTTTGACGGAATGTGTCATGATCTGAAATAATATCAATTGGCCTATCGCCATTAAATGGTAGAAGAACGAGCTTCATGCAATCTTTTGTTAATTCTTTCCCAAGACTAGATTCTATCTTGTTTTTGATTGCACCATCTTTAAGAACACTATTGATATATTTGATTGCAGACTCTGTACCAACTCCAGGAATACCTCGAACATTGTCTGTTGTACATCCACCCATTGCCTTGACCATTGGCCAGGACCTTGGTTGGATGTTGTATTTTGCCACAAAGTCTGCTTCAGTCACAACTTTCTTCTTTGAAAGGTTGTAAATACAGACAGGACAATTTGTTTCGCTATGTAACAATTGTAACAGGTCGTCGTCGCCCGTAACAATAACATACTCATCGGGGACTTGGCATACTATCCATGCAATCAAGTCGTCTGACTCATATCCTGATTGCATGAAAATGTTTGAGAATCCCAGTGTTGGAAGAATTTCATTTCTTAAGGTAGTA